CTGCCAAAGCCGCAGGAGTTGCCAAGATCTTCGGTTTCTCCAACGCGCGCGACAATGGCGACCCCACCATCATCACGCCCCGTCATCGCTATGGCATGTCCACTTGTGATGGTGAGTCTAAGGCGCAGGTATTGGCCATGACTCGGGAGTCTCAGACCAGTTCGTTCAGCGGCATCAACCCCACTGGTGTCGATGAACTTGCTATCTCCCACATCGCTCAACGCCCCGCCTATTTCTCAACCATCAACTGGGCTACATCAGCTGCCATCAACTCCAAGCTGTTCGCCCAGCCATTGAACATTTCCCAACTTGCGGTCACTAACACAACTTCGGGATACACGATCACACAGCCCGTGCCATGCCACTACATGGCGAGTCTTCACCGGTATTGGCGAGGTAGTCTCAAGTTCACTATACACTTCGTCAAAACCGAGATGCACTCTGGTCGTCTCCTGTTTGGTTTTGTCCCAGATCAGACAGGTGCCACCACTCTTGATCCCGTGATCGATTTCCCCTTCGTCCACTCCGACCTCGTCGATATCCGGGAACGCGACGTCTATGAATTCACAGTTCCATATGTGTCTACCAAGCAGTTCATGTCCTTCACAGAATCTTACGGGACTCTGTTCTGCTATGTCAAAGACGTTCTTCGCGCTCCGAATGTCGTCGCCAACAACATTGACCTTTTCATCGAGATCTCTGCCTGTCCAGACTTTGAAGTCGCAGGCGCCGAGTCCCCCGTCTACCTTGAGTCCTACACACCAGGTAGCACGTTCACTTACAAGAGTCAGTCTGGTATTGGCACCTCACAACCGCCTCAGACCTCCAACTCGTCCCAGTTTGGCTCCTCTGAACCGATCACCTCTCTACGTCAGCATCTTAAACGCCTCAGTTTCTTCAATGTCTTACACAAACCCCACACCGTCATCCGCGTCCACGACGTCCATCACAGTCTCGACAACGCTGGCGTGTTCCTCAAGTCCATTCCTTTCCCTGAATGGTACAACCTCATTATGCCAATGTTCGCTTGGTATCGAGGAGGAATGCGCATAGTCGTGCATGCCCCACAGTCCCCAAAAAGCGCGTCCGGCGTTAATGGCTTCCCTCAGATGGTCGCCTCTTTTCCAGTGGAACCACAACTCACTGTTAATTCTACGCTCGGATGTTCCAACTCCTTCAACAACCTTGTCACCACCAACGTGGCCACTACTCCCCTCTACGTTGCCGGCTCCGTCGCCCAGTTCATTGGCGGAGACGAAGGCATAGATATTGAAGTTCCATGGCTTTCACAG